TGATTCCGACTTCCGCGTGGAAAGTGAAGCCAACGCACATATGCTTTTCGTGGATGCCTCAACAAGCAGTGTGGGCATTGGTTATGCGTCACCGACAAAGACACTTGATGTAAATGGGGAGTTAAGAATTGGCACTGTATCAGCTCCGCCTACGGCTTTACTTGGAAAAGACGGAAGTAACGTTGTGGGTGAGGTTACAACAGTGGCACAAACGGGATTAATGACACGGGGAGAAACAACTGCAACCACGGGAACACCATCAGCAACATTTACCGTGACGCATGGACTTGGAGTAACGCCAACAAGTGTATTGGTAACTTCGGCTGGTTTAGCTGGAGCAGAAAAAATAATATTTGAAGTTTATGCAAAAAATAGTACAACCTTTTCCGTGCAAGCATGGAATTACGATGGTACAGAAGCTTCAAGTAAAAGCGTTAAAATATTTTGGCTTGCAATTAAATAAACTAAAAAAAATAAACATGAAAAAGATTTTGTTTTTATTGCTTTGTATATCTCAGCTTAACGCGCAATCAATAACTTTTGACACATCGTATGTTAAAATCATTGACAATGCTTATTACCTTGTTTACCGTGCCGATTATACAGACGGTGGGTATTACGAAAAGGCTTCCATCATTGGTGATACAAGTCAACTATATAATGGTGCTATGACAAGTTTTGAAAACAATGCAAATAACTTTGCCGACAAGGTAATTGCTTATTATGACTTCGGAAGGAAAACAACGGCAGCCATAAGGGAGAATAATAACATTCAAGAATTAACTGGCAAAAATCCATTGGATACCATTTTAAAAAACAATGAGGCATTTTACACAGATAACAAATGGCAGATAAACGCACTTACAACAACCTTAGCCGTTGACTTTAATTACAATAAAAATACAAGTGCATTCAGGTACATTGTCGAAGGTTCAACGCCAAAAAATGCTATTGTATTTTCAAAGTTTGCCATAAGATTAATTAGTTATCCAGTTTTAGGACAATTTGTTGATTTATATTGGGAGGAGGCAAAAAATAGGTATATTTCACAGGATGGTAAAGTAATTTTGAGGCAGTTAAAACCAACTAAATGAAAGCAACCTTAATAAACTTTTTGCATCTTGGATGGGAAAAGATAACGTATGCCATTTGTTGCGGCTGGATATTTTCCTTCTTTGTTCCGATTAAAGGATTCCTGATTTTTACAATTTTCGTTGTTTTTGCTGACATGGCGACGGGAATTCTGGCTGCAAAGAAGGAGCAACAAAAGATAAATAGCAAAGGGTTATATCGGACAATGGAAAAGATAGTTGTATATTTTTGTGGTATCCTTATATTCGAAGGTGCAAGAAATACCTTTAGCCTTCCGTTTAACATAACGTACATGGCAGCGTTTTTAATAGCAACGGTGGAGCTTTATTCTATTTCGGAAAATATTAAACGAATTACAGGGGTGAACCTTGGAGTTTTAATCACACGTTTTTTTAATCGTTAAAATAAATAATATGCAGACTAATTTAAAAGAAGCATTGAAAAATGCAGATGGAATAAAGTCACCAATGGGTGATGTGGCTTGTTACTCAATGAATTTTGCGGAGCTGGCAAGTGAAATAAATGTTCATCTTGAGGGCAACAAAGTGAAATTCACATGGCGCGAATATATCCAACTTGCTCAAATCATTTGGGACAAGATTAAGGAGACATCAAGAGAGTGCGCTGGAAAGGAGATTTCTGTAAATTTACCTCCTAAGTTTTCTTTGGTTTCTGCAGCTTTTTCACTCATTGGATTTCGTTTGTAAAGAAATAGGCGCAGACGATTCGCTACCTTAGGCGACTATCAGGGCGGTGCATTGATTTGCACCGCCCTTAAAAATATAAAAATATGAAAGCATCTAAATTTTGTGTTTTCCTTGACGCGGGACATGGAGGCCTTGACGCAAAGAAAAAATTACCTTACAATTATACCACGTATCCTTCAAAGTGCGCTCAGCATAATAATGCAAAGTTTCACGGTTACGGTTGGTTCTTTGAAGGCGTGTTCAACCGCGACGTTGCGGCAAAGATTGAGCAGTATTTAATTGACTGGGGTTTTTCCGTGGTCCGCGTTTACGATCCTGTCTTGGACGTATCATTGACAAAGCGCGTGGCGAAGGCAAATATAAACGCCCAGAATTATGAGGCTTCGTTATACCTCAGCATCCACGGAAATGCGGCAACTTCGCCCAATGCAAGGGGCTTTGAGGTGTTCACAAGCAAAGGGAAAACAAGGTCGGATATTTACGCTGAGTTCCTTTTCAAAGAGGTTCAGGAGGCTTTTCCCAAATGGATTTATCGCATGGACACAACGGACGGGGATAAGGATAAGGAAGAAAGTTTCTTTGTCATTACTCAAACAAATATGCCAGCGGTATTATCTGAAAATGGATTCTTTACAAATTACCACGATGCTTTAATGATGTTTGACCCCGTGTTTCAAAATACGTTGGCTTTGTCTCATGCTCGGGCGGTCGTGGATTATGCGAAAACGCAAGGGGTAATATTTTAAATAAAAAAGGGCTGGTTCAAATGCCAGCCCCGACATACACATCAACAATTCAACAAATTAGTAATCAATCAATTATAAGTTTAATTAGCTTTGCGGCTGACTCTTTTAAAGTATCGGTTTCCTTTGAGTGATAAAGTTGGTAACAAATGCTAACCATTCTTTCTTTATTCATTGATTGATAGGTGGGCATGGTCTCAGGAATCAAAGGATTAAGGTAAAAATTTATTACCGATTGTTTGCTATTTACCGTGTCGGCAAAGCGGATCGGAGCTGGGCGCGCGTTGAAACATCTTTGCGCTTCCTTCCATTGTTCGTTGGTTAAGCCGTCGGTTAATTCGTTATTTTTCATTTGTCTTTGGTTTATTTATACACAGCGTTACAAGTTATTTCACACATTATTGGTTGCCTGCTTCTATTATATCCAACAGTATAACGGCTAAAGCAACTGTCGCAAGCAAAATACTTTGCCATACATTTGCCGCCGTTTTCGGTGTGCGAATAATGCGAGTCCGAATCTACTTTGCCATCGCAAACAGGGCATTTATTCTCCAAGTACTTTTGCCATATCAAATCATGAGTATATTCTCTTTCCTGAGGTATTATTTTTTCCCTTGAAATATCAAGGCAATTTTCGCACCATTCCCCAAAATCCATGTCGTTTGATTCAGAGCTGCAATTTTTACATATATAAATCATCTTTTGATATAATTTTTTGCCATAAGCGCAAGAAAGAAAGCATCGATTTCATCTTGACTTATTTTGGCGGGTTTAAAATCTGGTTCAAATTTCAATCGCTCACTTGCGACCACGCGCATGAAAACGTCTTTATTAAACTTCTTGCCCTTTGCCTCAGGGGAAATATTGTACGCCTCAATGTCGTGTTGCTTTATCCATTCATAAGCAATCCTTGAGGCAGCTTGATTCATGCCAACGTTTCGGCTCATTCGTGAAAGGATCGCGCGGTTGATTGAATTATTAAAGGTCACATTCTGGAGGCTTGAATCTTCCACTAAAACAATGGGGTTTTCGTATGTCACCCAGGTTATAACGTCGCCGATAAAATCGACAAACCTTTTATACCTTTTAAAAATCATAGTGCGGTCTGCAATAATGCAAACCGCCATTCCCTTTATTCTTAAAGCTGGGTCAACTCCGATAAGTGTCCTCAAAGTGTTATTGTTTTAAATGAAGATACAAAGTTTTTTGCCGTTGTTCCGTTGTTTTCTTCCGTTGCTTTTGCCTCAACCTTTACGCGTGGTTTTCTTTTGCGCTTTGGCTTTGGCTCAGGTGTATTGATGCCATAAGCCTCAACGCCTTTGTCAACAAAGTTGATTTCAAGCAAGTAACCGAAAACAACGATGGTACCAACGAAAAGAAACATGGTTATAAATTCGCCGCCTTCATATTGTTCTTGCAAGCCAAAAAAGATTTCAGCCAAGGCGACAATCGTCGCGCCCAGGGCAATCTTTGGTGGGTAAGTACTTCGTCCTTTGGTTGGATTCAGGAAATCCATGAAAACAACGGCAAAGCGTCCGAGTTGCAAGATGCTTGCCGCAATGATCGCAAGCCAAAAGTCAATGGGGAGAAAAATGGCGGTTAGGTAGGCGTTTATGCCATACGTTAAAACGATTGTTAATAACATAATTGTAGGAATGTTATCTGAGATTGACTCAAATGTCCATTTAAATTGAAGGTTGTTAAAATTCTTTTCCATGATTAATTTGTTTTGTTGTGTGTAAAAAATAAGGGCAGCTGGGGGAGCTGCCCTGTGAAAACAATTATTAAGCGTAAACAATTTCTTCGGTGAAAAATTTGCCGTCAACATATTTTAAGCGGCGTGTTGGTAGCTCGTTTTTGTCTGCTTTCTTTGTTGCAGATGGGCGGTAGCTTGTCTTTACAAGTGCATAAGCAATAACCCAAAGTTGCTTATCGGTAAATGTCCTTTGGCTTGTTAAAATATTAAGAGCCAATGAACCCTCAGGAAGGTAAGATTTGATTTCATTTACTTTCGTTGCGATTGCATCTAATGTTGCTTCGCTAATATAAGAGCCAACTGAACTTACGTGATTTTTTGTTGGGTTAATAAAATTGATAGAATTAAAAACCTCTTTTGCGCTTACTGGTGAAGTTGTTACTTCCTCTTGTACGTCAACTATCGGAGCGTACCAAGCATTTTCGATTTTTCTTCCCTTATAGCCATTGTAAGAAGTGTGGTTCAAGTGGTAATAAATGCCATTTTTTACAATAACCATTGGAGCATCTTGTAATTCAATGCCATTTTCTAAAAAGAATTTTTTTGCAGTTTTTTTGAAGATAACTGGCTGGTCATTTTTTACAGTCATTAAAGACTTTAAAGAAGATCTTAATTCTGATTTTGGTGCTGAGTAATTTAAAGCTGTCATTTTGTTTTGTTTTTGTTGTGTGAAATATCGTTTGTTTCTTTCGATATGTAAATATACAAAGTAATATTTAAACAAAAAAATATTTACAAAAATAAATGCAAAATAATTTAAAATTCATCTCTTTTCCCTTTTAATGGGTAATGGTTCTTTTTCAACTCCCAGAACTCAGCCATAAGCGAAGCACGGAATTTATAATCTCGATCCGTGTGATACCCGCTTTTGTAAACGCATTTACAAATGGATTCGTATAAGCGTATCCCTTTCATCTTGTAATTTGCCTTTTTACATTCCGCGTATCTTCCAGAGTTTAAAACACCCGCCCAAAGTTTCATCCCTTCTTCCGTGGTACTTGCGCTCATGAACTTGGCGCGTATGTATTTGTCACGTCCGCGAATGACCTCCCGTGTTTTGTACGTCACCGACTTTTGATTTTTCAAAGCCTTGACGCCGCCAGCGTTGGCATGCTTGCGCCAAAGTTCGGTTTCAACCCCTGAGGTGGTTGCCTCAATAATAAAAAAGGAATAAATCATGGACACTGGAAAGTCGGTCAGGTGATGTACGTTCATAAGCATGGCTTCGTAGGAATACGCCAACCATATACGACGCATTTTAAACAAGTCGATTTTATCAAGGTTTCGGAAGCCTTTGCCTTCCAGGTTCTTTCTTAATTCGTGGATATTCATTTTTCTTATCTCCCAGCCGTATGACCTTGAACCATACGCCCTTTCGTTAACTTCGCCTTTTTCTTCCTTTGCAGGAAAAGTAAGCGTGGTTATTTTGTGAACGTACACGGTATCGCGCTCAATGACTGGCACGAAGGAAGTATAATGATACTGAGTATTTATTGGGGAATAAATCAACCCAACAACGAAGGCAACGCCAACGCCTGCGGCAACTTGGTAAGGGAGGCGTTTGTTTTGTGGGACGTAATCAATGATTTTGTCTTTCATAAAAATGGTTTTTTATAAATGAAAAATTGGGCGGATTGGTTACCGCCCTGGTTAATTAATAATTTACTCTCCTTGCGCCTACTAATTGGTTTTCATTAAACTTACATTCCTGTACTGCTTTCATAAAGCATTCAGCATAATCTTTGCCATCGGTTACAATGAAAGAACATTTGCTATTTCTTCCTTCTTTCAATGCACATGTTTTTGTAACGGCTTGTTTTACACTTGAATGTTTAGTGTATAAAAATCTCCAAGATTGAATTTCATTTGTCATGATTGATACGTTTTTGTTATTTTCAATACGTAAATTTAAATATAATTATTTGAATAAAAAAATATTTACAAAAATAAATTAAAAAAAAATGTCCGCATCATTTGATACGGACACAAAAGAACACTTTTAACAACTAAACACTCATTTCCTGTATTCCCCAAACTTTGCGATGCTTATCTCAAAGTTTTTAACGTCAATTTTTAATTCCTTAAATTGTTCCAAAGCCTTCTCCACGCTTTCGGCTTCAATGATCATTCGTTTGTCATTGTACTTGATTTCGTATTTCATTAGTACCATTTTTTTACAAGGTCAACAATAAAGTAAATGGCATAAGCCAAAGTTAAGATTCCACCAGCGAAGACAAATAATCTTAGACTTTCTTTAATTACCTTTTCTTTTTCTTTTTCAGTCATCATGATTTTTCTTTTTTTTGTTCTCGATAAATTGCCATTTTGGCTAATAAAATTTCCTTATTTTTTGCATAATAAGTCCTATTTCTTTCTCTCATTTTTTCCAAATACTCAGGCGACCATTTTGTTCGCGCGTATTTCCTGTATTCATTGTTTTTTAACCGCCTTCTTTCTTTTATAAAGACGTTTAAATTTGCCTTCCATTTAACCATATAGGCGGCGCGCTTTGCCTTTTTTTCTTCGTCACTCATGGCTTTCCTTTTGTTTTCTTGCTTCTTTTCTTTTTATTGAAATTTTTTCAGCATTTCTATAATAATAAGCAAGGCTTTGTTCAGATTTTTTTTTCTTTTGATAAGGGGATATTCTTAAGCAATATTCTTTATATTTCAATCTTTTTATTGCTTTCTTTTCTTCGTCACTCATATTTACTTTTTAATTTTCGTTCTCGATAGGCTTTTGCTTTTATTTTCAATGCCTCAATGTTCGCATAATAATAAGCAAGACTTTTGTCTTTTCTTATTTGCCTTTCTTCGTCCGTCAACTTCCAGTAATTGTCCTTATTCCGTAGCCGTGTTGCCTCCCTTCTTTTATCCTTTTGGAAGGCTGGCATATTACGGTAATATTCGCGGTCATACGCTCGTTGCTTTTCCCTTTCTTCCTCGGTCATGGCTGCTTGTTTAAATAATTTTTTGAGGCAACTGGATCTTTCCCCTGATTTGAATACTTGGCGTCTTGCTTTTTATCATACGAAATATTTGGCATCTCAGAAATATCCTGATAAGTCAGCTGCGCAATCTTCATTCCAGCGTAAATCTTAAGCGGCTGAACCGTCAAAAGTTCCAAAGTCCAATGCCCCTTGAATCCAACGTCGCCAAATCCTGCTGTGACGTGGACGAATAAACCTAATCTTCCAAGGCTACTTTTCCCTTGGATAATTGGCACGTGTTTCAAGGTCTCCGTGTATTCCACCGTGGAAGCAAGGTAAACAATGCCAGGCTGAAGAATCAACCCTTCCTCAGGAATAATCATTGGTGCGGATGGGTTTTTCTTGCGCACGTCTAACACTCGCTCCGTATAAAGTACCAAGGTATTTGACAAGGTCAAATCATAAGAATTGGTTCCAAGGTTCTCAGGGTTAAACGGCTCAATGACGATATTACCTTCGTTAATTTCGTCGGTAATTGTTTTGTCTGTTAAAATCATTTTGTTTCGTTTTTAAGTTTTTCAAGTTCTTGTTGAATTTCATACCAATAATTATAAAGTTTTTCGTCTTTATATACTGATTTAATGTCCAAAATCATATCAACTGCAATTAAAGCGCATTCAATACCAGCCAAACCGTCAATTCTCATAAATTCATTTATATCAACTTCTATATTAGAAGGTATTGCGTCAATAAATTTATTTGCAATTATTTCCGCTTCTTCTTTTGGTGATAAAATCATTTTATTTTGTTTTTTAAAAGTTTTGATATATAATTCTACTGCTATCTTTTCGTCAATAGCTTGAACATTGTCTTTAATCAAGTCTTGGTCTGTTGTTAAAATAATTTTTTTACAAGACTGTAATAAAATTAAATGTTCTTTTGTTTTAGGATTAAAAATAGTTTGACTATTATGTATTTTACCTTCATCAATAATGTTAAGATGAGATATGCAATAATCTCCTTCTTTAATTTCTTCATCATTAGTGATGTAAATGTGTTGGTTTGTAACTTGAAGATTCTCTCTATCTTGTTCTTGCATCCATTTAGCACCTTGAATAAAATCAGTTATATAAGCTCCTTGTACATAATCAGACATAGTTTCATCATTTCGACAAAAGTTTTCGGCAACTTCCTCAATTGTCTTGTCTGTTAAAATCATTTTGTTTCGTTTTTAAAAGTTTCGTTGTAATATTTTTTAAATTCATGCTTTAACGCCCATCCATTATATGCATTTCCAAAATTAACCGCATCCATGATTTGTTGCATTTCCATTTCTTTCGATTGTTGCACTAATTTTTCAAGGTGTTCTTTGTGTTCATTTGATTGAATGCCGCTATACATTGGTTCGCATTGGTTTAATTTTTCAACCAACCATTCAACTGCCGTTTGTTTCATAAATCGTATTTTTTACGGTTATCAAATTCCTTTTTTGTATAAAAATATTCAGTCAACATCTGAGCGTTGCATTGCAAGTGCGCCGAGTGAAGTAAGCCCGATTCTGGGTCAATGTCCTCACCGAGGCGAATGGCTTCAAGGTGACGCAAAGCAGAGGCGATCACCTCGCTCCATGGCATACCCTTTTCCCAATTCCCCGCGGGATATTTATCCAATCCCTTCGTCCAAACTTTGGCACATTCACGGTGAGCCAACGGGGGAACAAGGTCGTATCTGATTTTTTCATCGTTGAACCTTAATCCCCTTGCGTCTGATTTCATTATCTTTTTCAATTCATTTTCC